CGAACTTCTTTACCGTATAAGGGTAACGTTTCCTCATCCGAACCTACAAGAACACCCATTTGTTGAACATACCCAGGTTTATATTCCTTAATTGGTGGGTTTCTAAACTCTTTTTCCACTGGTATTTGAACTGGAACTTCAACTGGAACTTCTACTGGTACCTGAACCCGTTTTTTAATAATAATTGGGTTACTTATTTGATATATGATTATAAGTATAAGTACTACTAAAACAGTCATTAACAATTTTTGCTTTGTCTTAACTTTCATTTATGTATACCAATATTATTTAACAAGTCGTTTTCTAAGATCATGAAAAGGTTCCAAATCTATTCTATCAAGTCTGTATTGAACAAGTAACCATAGGAAGAAGAAAACCGACTTTAAAAAGTTATTCGCATCTGTATCATCCATTTTATATATAGGTCCCATTACACGGCCAAAGAAAGTTTCATCTTTATCATTTCCTGTTACGACCATTTCCATCTGTGTTAATGCACATGTGTCGTCATTGACAGACCAATGGAAAAATATAAACGGAACAAGGAGTGAATAAAACTCGAGATTTTGTTTATTCTTCATAAATGGAATAACTAACATGGTTATAAAAAAGAGCAAATGAATGAAAAATATAATATTCATCTCTATTAGTATGAACGAAGAAAAGAAACTCCCAAAGATATGGCATCCACAACAGGAAAAAATATTAAAGGCCTGGGGAGAAGCAGCAGCGTGTTATAGATATATGCATTACCAAGCATATTGTTCATACAAGAATTTGAGTATGAAATTTACTATACCACTCATAATTGTAAGTACAGTCACTGGTACTGCTAACTTTGCACAGGAAACATTTCCACCTTCTGTACAGCCATATGTACCATCCGCAATTGGTGGTTTAAATTTAATAACAGCCATTGCAACAACAATCATGCAATTTCTTAAAATTAACGAACTTATGGAAGGTCACCGGGTTGCTTCCGTACAATATGGTAAAGTTTCACGAACAATACGTCTCGAATTAACTTTACCTCTATCCGAACGAACACAAAATGGCACAAATATGATTGAAAATATGCGAACAGAATATGATCGTTTGATAGAACAATCACCAAATGTTCCTAAACAAACGTTGGACGCATTTGAACGTGAATTTCCCGATGATAATGCATTTTTCAAACCCGAAATTATGCATATACAACCAATAAACCCGTTTAAGGCGATTGAAGAAAACAAAGTTATAACTAAATTAAAAGATGCTATGGGAGGTGTAGCAAAACGAGAACTCAAAAAAGAACTCGACGAAATACGTGGAGTATCCCCAATTGTAAAAAAAGCCGTTAAAGCCGATATAGAACGCGTACAAGAACGTAAGAATGAAATATCGGATTTAAAAGATAAAGGACTCGTGAGTCTAAAAGGTGATCTTATGAAGGAATTACGTAGAAGGACCGAACTCATGGAAGTTGTTACAGAATCACCGAAAGACGATTCACAAGATACGCAACCATAATAAATAATGTAAAGTTAAAGACTGTAATACACATCAAATAAGGAAAAAGTTTCCTTTTTAAAGGATCTATCACTCTCGTTTGAAGTGTATTATTTTCCATAATAATATCTAACGCCTGAGTAGCGAGATCCATATCTTCGTCGCTTGACATGGATGCCTTTGTTACAATACATAAACAAAAAAAGGATGAAAGTATTTCGCTTCATGATCGCGAAATAAAAGAAATTACATCTTTATTAGAAAATGGTAAGAATGTATTTTTATGTGGTGCGGCTGGTGTTGGAAAAACATTCGTTATTAAAAAAATTCTTGATGAAACAAACAGTATAGAATTATACGACGAGGTATTGCGCAAAAAAGATTTATTTCTATCTACAATAAAATATTCAAATATGTACACCTATATAGACGACTATGAATCTGATACAGCATATAAAAGTATAGTAGAAACGGTATGTGAAGGAGGACACATCACAAAAAAACCATTACTTGTTACATCTAAAAATGTACATATGTTACCAAATTTCAAACTTGTATTTATACCAAAGCGTAAGCCAGGAACTATACAATGGTTAAATAAAAATCACCCGCGTTCAAAAATAGCATCTGAAAAATGTAAAGGAAATATAGGAAACTATTTTAATTACCTCGAATTTAAAGATGATAAAGATATTTTTAAATCTTCAAAGGAAATTATTGAAGATTACTTCTGTAAACCCGGTAACATAGACATAGAAGAAACCATACACGAACACGGACACGTTTGGGGTGCCGTACATGAAAATTATCTAGAAACAGAACCAGAAAACCCCGAAAAAATCATGTATGCCCTGATAGATGCGGATACTTATGATACAGAACTCTATAACGGCGAATGGGATGTTATGCCTTATTTTGTTTTAAATGCCATAAAAATCCCTAAAATATATATGAAAAAACTACTCGATAAAGATAAAATTCGACCGGGAAGCGCATGGACAAAATATGGTAATCAGAAAATGCGTGAACAGAAAATTCGAAGTATACAAGCGCGTTCACACACAAAAATGTCACATCACGAGTTTATGCTTTTACGAGAATATGCAAAATGTGGCGACGTTTCAAAATTCAAAGAATACTCTCTGACACCACAAGATTTTGATGTTATGAATCACCTTGGTTTACAAAACAAATTAAAACAAAGGGAAGTGACTAAAATCAAAAAAATGATTAAAGAAAATGATATAAACTAATTAAATGAATACTACTACGACACCAACAGAAGACACCGATGAATTTAAGGTATCGAGAGTTACGGGAAATGAAATTTTTTATTGTGGTGAAATAACAGAAGTAGATATTCTTGAATTTATTGAAGATTTTAAGAAACTCGAAATTGAACTTCTTAAAAAGAAGGCTGAACTTATAGGATACGAACCAGTCATACACGTTCATATATGTAGTGAAGGTGGCGATTTATTCGCGGGGATAAGTGCTATGAATATTATAGAAAAATCTCGAGTTAAAGTCGTGACTATTGCACAAGGTGTATGTTGTTCGGCGGCAACATTTCTCCTTTTAGGTGGTCACGAACGTCGTATAGGTAAAAATGCACACGTTCTCATACACCAAATAACTACAAATGGATTTTGGGGTAAATATGAAGAACTCAAAGACGAAATGAAATCGTGTGATAAATTCATGGATATGGTTATAAAAACATACAAGGAAAAAACAACTATACCCCAAAAACAATTTAAGAAAATTATGAAACGTGATATGTATTTAGATGCACAAGAATGTATCAAGTATAACGTCGTTGATTCGATTGATTAATGTCTATATGTCTTTTATACAAACCGATGATAGATAAAAGTATTATAAAAATACAAATAGTATTCGCATTTATGGGAATAACTGTGTTTTCTGGAGGCCTAAGTCGTTCCATTCGTTTATAATCTACAACTGGAGGAACACTACTCATCTACTATAATGGAAACAATTTTTAAAACTGATAAAAACGGTAATCAAAGGTACACGTCTATTCGTGTTGAAAAACTCAAAGACGGTACTGCAAATATTATTAAAGCAACTGGTGTTGTTGATGGTAAAGAATCTATCTCAACAACACACGTACCACGTGGATATGAAAGTGCCCTGAAAAGAGCTAAAACCATGTGGAAAAATTTACAAGTTCCGGATGTCATGCCCATGTTAGCAAACAAATGGGAAGAACGTAAAAAGTACATCTCGGAACCATTTTACGTTCAACCCAAACTCGACGGTGTTCGTTTACTTGTATCGAATAAAGGAGGTATTTCGCGTACAGGTAAACTCGTCCCGGGAACCGAGTACCTTGGTAAAGACCTTAAGGATGGAGAGTACCTTGATGGTGAGTGTTACGATCCAAACAAATCGTTTGAAGAAATTACGAGTTTATTTAAAACCGACCCAAAACAACTTGAATTTTACGTGTTTGATTATTTCGACGTCAATCGTCCCGAATTACCATTCGAGGAACGCAAAAAGTATGTTACGGTCGAAACAAATCTCGTTCGTAAAAAAACATGTTTGAAACAATTTCACGAAAGTTTCGTTTCACGGGGTTATGAAGGTACGATGGTTCGTGAACCTTCGAGTGTATATGAAAATGGGAAACGGAGTAATTATTTATTGAAATTCAAGGATTTCATGACAGAAGAATATGAGGTTGTAGATGCAAAGACAGGTCACGGTAGAGACGCAGACGCTGTCGTATGGGTCTGTAAAACAGAAAATGGGGATACATTTTGTGTTCGACCAGAAGGTTCTATCGAACAAAGAGAGTATTTTTATGCGAACAGGAAAAAGTATTTCGGTAAAATGCTTACCGTAAAGTTCCAAAACTTAACAGAACTTGGAATACCAAGGTTTCCCGTTGGAATAGTATTTAGAGATTATGAATAAATATATTATACTACATTAATGAAAAGAGTTGCTATCGATCTCGACGAAGTTCTCGTATCGTTCGTTAAACCTATGGCTAAATTCCGTGGCTACAAAATGCCGACCACTAAAAAGTACGAATATGTTTATAAAGATATGTTCAACATTACGGAACTTGAATCACGTAACATGGTCCATGACTTTTACGAATCAGAGGCGTTTGCAAAACTTAAACCGATAAAGGGAACGTGTAAACAAATGGGTCATTTACGTGATTACGCCGATAAAATGTATATCGTCACAGGTCGTCAAGGTTACGCGCGTGATCAGACTGAAAAGTGGTTAAGGTACTGGTTTCCCAATACGTTCGACGATCTTATCATGACCAATAGTTATACGGATCACGAAATCGAAAAACACGAAATCTGTCGTAGTCTTGCTCTCGATTCAATTATAGATGATAGTTTCGACGTGTGTACCAAGTGTAATCGTATCGGTATCGACGCGTATAACATTATAGGATACGGTGGTAATGTTACGTACCCATGGTCTATAGAATCAAGTATGGCACGTACATGGGATTGAAAGTTATTTAAAAGAAACGAATGATATTAAGTAAAATGTCGTTCGGTATTGTCAATGTTTGTACACCCACTTTAAAAATCGCATATGGCGTACAAAAAGTAAACAAAGTTCATATTTACGATGAGAATACGACAGAAACGTTTAACATGTATAACGGTGAAAATTACGATTGTGTTGCCGATCTCATGATAAATATGAATCGACCACGAACGATCGTTACTGGGTGTAAAGACGCAAAGGATACTCGCATGAGTATAAATAGAATTCTCGAATGGTCCGATCCCGAAGATACGATCATTAATTGTTCGAGTCAACATTATAAACACAACATGTTTTACGAAAACGAGTGTTTGAATAAAAAAGTACACTACCTGAGTGCATCTCTCACGAACGATGCGTTTCTCGTCGGAGGACAAGAACGTATTTTCAATTCTCACGAAGCACTTTTCTATTCGTTCGCCAAAAATGTTCAACATACCGGGGACATGCCTGGTTCGGGACACTTCGCACAAATGGTTCTCGATGGTCTCGAGTGTGCCATGTTCCAAATCGTCGGCGACGTGTTCGCGTATTGTAACGGGAACGTTCCAGTCATGCTTTCGCTCATGAATAAGGCAAAGAACATGGACGTTTCGGGTCCTGTTATTACACGGTGTAAAAGCCAACTTTACGTAACCCGAAACTATGGTCAGGTCGCGAAGGTTAAGAACTCGACCGCATGGTTCATGGACTATACGTTTAAAGCGAGGTTACCGACCCCTGTCATACACTCGGCAGTCTCGGCGCGCATGACGAGTCAATACGCAAAGTTATCCAATACGCGTCAAAAGTATAACACGTATTTCGATACCAACGTCATACTCCAAACGATCCGGTTCTGTTTTGCGATGGCATTATACGAAGCTAACCAAATTTCGTACGGGAAAGTCGTACACTGGTCAAGGAACTCAAACGTATCGTGTCCCATGTTTGATAACCACGATCCGTTAGTCATTATGAACGCGACCGTCGAGTTCGCGCGGTCGTTTGTCGTACACTGCGTGCACTGCGGGGTACCTATTCCGACAGTGCAGACTGCGTTGAGCCAATATGATTTTATGAAACAAGAACGAACGTCGATGAATTTTATCGCGTCGTTACGAGACGTTTAAGTTTTAGGCTTCGCCCCATAATTGTATATCACCTAATAACAATTTATTACCACCGTTATTCACGGTTATTTCTACTTGGTAATATAAGTAACTCGCTGGAGAGTCTATACTGTATACGTCCCCATATATCGATATGGGTTTATTAGTAACAGTATCCAAGTCTGTCCAGTCAGAATCATTATTCGACCCCCTAATTACCCACGATTTAGGACGTTTCGTCGCATCGTCACCACTATTACCCGGTAATGTTGGATTTACACTCGTACCGGGAGTTGCATCTGTACCCGCCCCGTTCGGGTTATCGTGATCGAGTGGGAACATTCTATATTTACGTATCTTCTTTGCGCTCGGTAATTGTATCGTAAACGATATAGGATACGTCGGATCAGCTGGTGTTTGCCATTGGTTCGTAGACCCAACGTTATTACGCCACGCGTTATAATGATTATTATCAGCCGCCGTATTACATTTAACCTGGTACTGACCGTTACCACTCGCCGCACCCGATATCGTCCATATATTATTAAACGAATTTGCAGCCGTCGCCCCAGTTATAGACGACGTTGTTCCGTCAGTTGGCGGGTACTGGTACAGTGGAAATACGTCATCCGACACCGTCAAAGGTCGCGTTATTGTATACGTGTCAGTCCCTTTGATTTCCGCATAGTACGTTGCCGCGTTTGAAAGTGTATACGACGATTCACACGACACGGCAAATATATTCGACGTATCGGTCGTATTCTGTTCGTATATAGTTACGCTCGACCCGGGTTCCGTATTGACAACTGTTAATGTATTCAAATCGTCGTATTCGAGTTTGGGTCCACACCCGACCTCTGCCGCTCTTTGAAGGACCTGTTTCGGACTCATGTGGAAATTATACGTACTCACTTCGTACGTTAAGAATTTTCGGAAGGTTGCAGTTACACCGGTACGCATGTGCATGTTCCCTGTCCTCGAACCTACATCAGGATTACTCGTATACGTCGTCGAAACGACCGGGTGGCCGTTCACGTACCCTACCGCGTTATGTTCGGAATCAACCGTAAGGGCGATGTGGTGCCATTTACCTACCGTAAAACACTCAATTGTTCCTGCTTGTAAAAGAGTAGCGCCATTATCCCTATACAATGCGGCCGTTCCATCCGCCGCCATTTCGAGTTGGATATCGTGCGCGGCATTAGCCCCAATACTCAAAAGTACATCGTACCTCTGTGCTTCGACAGGCATGAATACCGCATCCGCCGATTGGGCCATTTTAGTTCCGTAATCGGCAAAGTATTGAGCCGATGATGCGTACCAAACGTTCGATGTACTCCCATCGGCACGTTTCTGCGGAGAGAATGACCCTTGTGTTGTAAATACATGATTACCATCATAACTTGGTGGTTCCAAGTACCAGTGGGTTTGGCACCCATTTTCTGGGAATGTATGATCTGCACTATCAATAATATAGAACCGGTTAACTTCCGATCCCATAAGGTCAACGGCCGGTGGTGAACTTCGCCGACGCGGGTTCCCGACCTGGACGACTGCCGTATTCGCACCGTTTGGAGGCGCAACGTTCGTTTGAATAAGAACAATACCCGAACCACCGCGTCCACCATTACCCTTAACATCGGATTGAGGGTGTTTATCTCTTGCGTGTGTTCCTGCTCCACCACCGCCTCCGCCCGTATGTTCCATAGCGTGTTGCGACCCACCCTTAGCCATATACCCTTCATAACTTTGACCATACCCACCACCACCGCGTCCACCGGGTATA